AATGCACCAAGAACTGCTGGATTATTTCTAGCTAAACTTGTTGCCATAAAATTTAAGTGAGTTGTAATATGTGATCTATGGTCTTGACCTTTAAATGCTTGAAAAGGTTTACCTGACATTGCCATAATATTTTCAGAAGCTGGGTCCATTGGCATAGGTTGTTGAGGTGGTGGTAATATTTGATCAATATTTTTTACACCGATTGCTTCGTACATATCTCTATATGCTTCATACATATTGTGTATCTGTGGATTAGACATCGCAAGTTGTAGTTCTGTTTGTGCTAAACTAATTCTTTGTGATTGTGAAAATATGTTTGGATCTGCAACTGGTATAATATCAATCTTGTCATCAAAGTCAGTTTGTTTAATTGTTCTTTGTGCACCAACAACATCGTAAGGATATTCTGGTGGTAAGTATTGACTAAATATAGTTGATAGTAATTTAAATTCTTGTTTCATTGCAGCATATAATCTTTTGTGTATTGCTGACATTACACGTGATCCACGTTCTAATAATGCAATAGTAGTTCCAACCGCTGCTGCTTGGTTTGAATCTCCAACTTGCATATCTGCAATAGCTGCAAATCTTTGACCTGCAGATACTACAACACCCATTAATTGTAATAATGTTTGTGATGGTTCTTTAAATGGTAAAGGCATAAACGCATCTCTGATATTTCCACCAGGAGCATCAACATCTCTAAACTCACCAGGTTTAATAGACTCAGCTTCATCTCTTAATCTAATTCCTCTTTGTTTGAAACCTGCAGGCATATTTGAAAAAGTTCCTGCATCAATCAAAGATCTTAATGTAGCTGTAGCAGTTTTAGATAAACCACCAATCATGTGTATTAGACCAAAGCCATAAAAACCTAGACCAGGTAAAAATTTAAAATGAACAAAGTGATCTATTTTTTTTCTTAGTGGATCTTCAACTTTGTAGTTTCTTCTAATAGATAAAATTTCTTTACTACCTTGATCTAGTGTTACAATGTATGGAAGTTTAATTCCTGTTGCTTCACCTGTTTCTGGATCTTTATCTTCAAAACCTTCTAGATCTAAATCAGTGTGATATTCTAAAATTGTAAAATCATTTTCATCTTTAGCTTTTCTAACACCTTCTATCTCAAGTTCTTTCTTTTCAATTTCTGTATCTTGTGTGTAGCCAGGTTGAATTTCTATGTCTCTATAAAAACCTGATACTTGTTTTTTTCTTAAATCATTTTCTGACATTTTTAATCTATGCACAACTGCTTCTGCATCTTCTAAAGATGTAGCAGTGTACGGAACTATCAAATCATCTGATGGTACGAATTTGGACACGGCTCTGTCCATAAGTTCATCAAAATAAACTTTCTTGAAGGCAGAGCCGCTAAGAGGGAGATAAAAAAGCATCTGATCGAACTCGGGTTCATACTCTTTCATCTTGTTCATGAGCTGATAGTTCATGAAGTTTTTTACTCTACTAGCTTGGTCCTCTTTTTGTCGATTGACTACACCCAAAATTTGAGTGTGTACTGGACCTCTAGCTGGAAGTAATTCTTTGTAAGCTTGTGCCTGAAATTGTGTTACCGCTTCACCTAGCACTGGGTGAGTTACACCTGATGCACCAGCGAAGGGTTGTGTTCTGTCTTCGTATTTAAATCCTAAAAGGTCTAGACCTTTTGTATAACTATCTTCCCATTCTTTTCTGGAAGATTTGTAATTCATGTAATTGCCGTATAACTCTGAGCCTAATGCTCCTAAAATATCTTCTGGTAATAAATCTGCTAAATTGTCAAAGTGTGATTCTGTTCCTGGCTGATTAACTTTGTTTGGTTCGAAGTTTATATCTACTGAACCATCTTCGTTTTCTTGAACTTCTACGCCTTCACCACCTTGTGATTCTGCTACTTCTTGTTCTGCTAAAGCGACTTCTTCTTCGCTAGGCGTTGTTACTTTTTGCTCTACTACGTTTGGTAGCGCCTTGTCCATTATTGACATTTGTTTTTTTCTCCGAGTTCGTTACCACTATAATCTTTTTTCCGGGCACATTCAACCCCTGTGGATTAGGTCCGCTTTTTGGTGGTGGTCCACCGCCTGGAATTAATTTTACCATTAGTCGTCCAATAAATTATAACCTTGTATACCAAGGGAAAGTGCAAGTCCACCAATACCTGCTCTAGATAAACCTCGTAAAGCTGCTTTACCTAAACCTAAGCTAGCTGCTTTTCTAAATAATGGGTTCATTCCTCTTGTTAACTTTGGTGTCTGTTCTGCAAATATTGGAGCAACATAATTTAATGGATCTGTTGCAATATCTGTTATTGAGTCTCCTTCTGAAATTTGACTTGCAATATCGGCTGCTGCAAATGGAGCTAGTAATCCTGGTGATGCTGCAACACCAAGTCCTCTACCTAAAACTCTTCCTGCAGTTCTAGTCAAACCTTTTTTCTCAACACCAAGTCCTCTTGATCTACTTGCTTTGATTGTTGATGGTGCTGACAATGCTGTAGTACCTGCAATCGTTGCACCCATAGCTGGTAATTGATAATCTAAAATATCTGGTCTATTAAAATCTGTTGTTATTGGATCTGTTGCCATTGCAACCAACATACTTTTTTGTTGATCTTCATTTGATAAATAAGTTGTTGGATCATTGTTATTAAATTCTTTTACAAGTGCAGCCCCAACTGTTCCTGCTGCACCAGCGATACCAAATGTTCTTACACCACCTGATTTTAAGAATCCTATTGCTGCGTTTTTTACTTTTGCAAGTGGTCCGCTTTGTGCATCTAAATTTTTTAATTTTTCTGCAGAACCCACTGGATCTTGTTGAATTGCAGCTGCACACGTTTGTGATATACCACCAGTTTGATAATTTAAAATTTTTCTACAAACCTGTGGTGCATTATCTACAGCATTTACAAGTTTATTAAATAAATTAGGGTCTTGTGATACAGCTTGAAATCTTTCAGTCATTGGTTTTAATGGAAGTGTTGTAGTTTGAACCGTAAAACCTTTTCCCTTATCAGCTAACTTTAATACATTAGCTTTTCCCTCTGAAGACATTTGATCAAAATATAAAATATCTTTTGTTGGATCTCCGCCTGGATTTAATAATGGTGTATCAATTTTAAATTTTTTAGCAAATGCTTTTGACTCTTTATTAAAATCTGCAACACCATCAAACTCACCTTTCATTGCATTTTCTAAAACTACTCTAAATTTATTGTCTATAACTGCTTTCTTTTTATTAATACCTTCAGGTATTAATTGCATAAATTCTGTATAACCTGGAGCATTTTTAAATGTTGAAGATAATCCAACAACCTCATCAATAACACCTGGTGTTCCTTTTAATATGTTTCTTAAATTCTGTGTAGTGTTAGGAGCTAAATTTAAAGCTGCATCTCTAATACTAAATTTATAATTTCTAAGGGTGCCTTCTCTAAATCTAAACCCATCTGTTTGATTACCAATATAGCTCATTATTGCAGCTAGTTTTTCACCTGTTGGTGGTGACCATTGACTAGACATTCCTTTAGGAACAGTTCTAGCTTTATTTAATGCCTGTAAATATTTTGCAACATCATCAGAAGTTGTAGTTGCAAGTCTTAGTTTTGTTGCATCATCTCCTTTTGTAAATTGAGTTTTGTATAAATTTTTAGTAAGTGTGTTTAAATTAATTTCTGGATTTTTTTTAAATTCTTTATTTATAGCTATAACTTTTTCAAAAGATTCTTTTAGTCTGGTGGATTTAGAAGCATCAAGAGCACCAAACTGAGTCCTGTTTTTTTTAAAAAAATCTGTTGTAAAAGTTTTTAAAACATTTTGTGCATTATTTGGAATATCATCTTTTATTTTTAAATAATCTAATATTTCTTTTGATGCAGGATTTAAAATTTTTTCTCCTGTAAAGTAAGCTCTGATCTGTCTACCTATATCTCTTTTTTTACCTTCAACAGAAGTTGTACCAAAATACTTAGACCAGTTTTTAAGAGTAGGGTTATTGGCCCAGTTTTTTAATCTTCTAATTCCTTTCTTATATTTTGCTAAATCATCTGGTCTTATTTTTTTAATGCTAGAAATTAATCCTTTTTCTTTTAGTCCTCTAATATGTTTTTCTATTGCAGTCTCACTAGCAAAAAATCTATCTGCTAATTGTTTGTTGGTTAGATTTTTATTAAAAGCATTTATAAAAACAGAGTCTGGTGGATCAAAAAAATAACCACTTCTACCCAGTGTAAAGTATTTTGTGTTTTTAGGAGTCTTAGCCACTACACCTCCAGGATGCCGGCTAGACCACCACCTT